GCCGGTGTACGGCGATTTTACTGGCATCGAAGATTGGCAGTCGGCAGTTGAGAAGGTAGAGAAGGTGCAGGAGGATTTCATGAAGTTCCCTCCTGATGTGCGTGAGCATTTTGGGAATAGTCCGGGGCGTCTGATTGAGTACGCTCGGACGCATACGTATGATGAGTATTTGGAGTTTGAGAAGGGCCGAGAGGCCCGGTTTAAGGTTTTGGAGGCCGAGAAGGCCGCCAAGATTGCTGTAGTGAATGCTGGTCGGTTGACAGATTTGCAGGGTCTGGACCCTCATACTACGTGATTGCTGCTCCGTAGGGAGCAGCTCGCTGCGACCGGTAGGAGCGGCTCGGGGGCCCCTGTTGGGGCCCCCGTTTTGTTTTTACTGGTCGTCGTGGTCCACGATGATGGTTAATTGGTTTGGATCGTGCGTCTGCGCGTTTTCGTGCGGGCGCGCGTTGTCGTTTCTTTTTTTGTCTATTAGGTCTTGTAGGAGCTGTTCGTAGTTCTCCAGGTATGGTTCGGTATCCGGTATGCGGAGACCAGTTAGGTTAATGTCTGGTTTGAATACCAGTAGGAGACGAGCGGCTAGGGATAATGCTCTGCGGTAGTCTTCTTTGGTGGCGCGAGTCATTGTTGTTCTCCTTTAGGAAGGAAGTTTTCGATGATGGAAGATAACACCCTTTTGGGTGTTTGTCAATAGTGTCCATTTGGACACTATGTAGGATTGGCGTCTTCCCGTGAAAGCGCAGTTTACGGTGAGGCCGGAGGCCGAACGGCAGCACACGTTATGTCTTGGTTATAGTGTGCCAGGTGGTCCCGAGGAGGAAGGAGCTTGCGCGACGGGTCCTCCTGGGTTAATATTGGCCGAGCGGACCGAACCTTGGAAGGGGAGGTGTTATGCGGAGGCCAGTGAATAAGTACAAAAGCTCCAAGTCGTTTCGTAAGCAGACGAGCAGGACGGCGTCTCTCAATGTGGCGCGTCCGGGACGCGGTGGATTTCGCCTGTAATGGCGTGTTACGAGCCGGTGAGCGGTTACCGCCACCGGGAGACGATGGAGTTCGTTTTTGGGGAGCGGCGGCCTCTTGCGACGCATGAGAGGCTGTCGCTCCCTTGTGGTAAGTGTATTGGTTGTAAGCTCGAGCGAGCGCGTCAATGGTCGGTGCGGATCTGCCATGAGGCTAGTCTGTATGATTCCAACTTTTTCGTTACTTTCGACTACGACCCGAAGGGTAAGTTTTCGCCAGAGAGTACAGGTAATTGGGGGTTACAATATCCCCATTTCCAGAAGTTCATGCGAAGAGTTCGTAAGGATGAGTCGTTACGTGTTGTCGGTGGGAGTGCGGCCGGATCTGCTATTCGGTTTTTCGTGGCAGGGGAATATGGCAGAAGGCACGGCCGCCCGCATTGGCATGCCATCCTTTTCAATCTGGCTCTGCCGGATAAGGTGATGCTCGCGAATGGAAAGTTTCAAAGCACCCGATTGGAGGAGTTGTGGAGCCATGGTCGTTGTGATGTTGGCTCTGTTAATTCTGCCAGCGCTGCTTATGTTGCTGGCTATACTCTTGAGAAAGTGAGGGCGTCGGAGTACGTGAGTAAAGAGGGTGAAGTTGTTAGGCCCCCTTTTGTGTGTATGTCGTTGAAGCCGGGGATCGGAGCTCAGTGGTATGCACGGTACTCGGGCGACGTCTTCCCCCACGATTTTGCTGTTCAGGATGGGAAGAAGTATAAGGTGCCTCGGTATTACTCGAAGAAGTATGAGCATTATTGTCGGCTGCGGAAGTTAACGTATGAGCTTGGTAAGCTTAAGGAGAAGAGAGATGCGCAAGCTCGGGTGCAGCCGATCGAGGAGCAGAGTCCGGAGCGTCGTTTAGTTCGTAAGAAGGTAGCTGTGGCGAAGTATGAGTTCTACCATCAGCGGGAGCACTAGAATGTTTAAGGTGTACTCGGTGTACGATCGCAAGCTGCAGGAGTTTGGTCAGCTTGCGGTGTCAAAGAACGATGAGTCGATGCGTCGTGCGGTGCTCGATAACGTGAGTGGAAGCAATACGGTGATGGAGAAGCATGGGGTGGACTTCGATTTGATGTGTGTAGGTGAGTTCGATCAGACGATCGGGTCCCTGTGCGGCCTGAGAGGCCCACCTCGTTTGGTGTGTAACGTGGGCGAGCTCCTCGGGGCGAGCCCGAAGGTGGTGGCGAATGCCTAGCCGCCAGGTGGACCCGAGTCGGTTCTCAATGGTGCCTCGGAACGATGTGCCGCGTAGCGCGTTTGATATTCGTTACGGTCACAAGACGACGTTCCAGGGTGGTCGGTTGGTGCCGATTTATGTAGATGAGATCCTACCGGGTGATTCTCTTCGTTGCGATATGTCCGCGTTTGCGCGGTTAGCGACGGCGATCGTACCTGTTTTGGATAACATCTATCTGGAGACGTTTTTCTTTTTCGTGCCGAACCGTATCCTTTGGGAGCATTGGGAGCGGTTCATGGGCGAGCAGTTGAACCCGGCGGATACGACGGCGTATTTAGTGCCGGGGATCGTAATCGACGATACGGTTGGGATCGCTGGCGATATTTACAACGCTATGGGTTTGGTTCAGCCGGCGGCTGGGCAGAGTTACAATGTGAATGTGTTGCCATTGCGTGCATATAATAAGATTTACACGGATTGGTTCCGGGATGAGGATTTGATCACGCCGCCGGTTGAGAATGTAGATGATGGGCCCGACGCGTTGGGTGATTACGCGTTGTTGTTCCGCGCGAAGCGGCATGATTATTTTTCGAGTTCGCGTCCGTGGCCGCAGAAGCCGTCTCAGTCGTCGTTGGTAGCGAATGCTGCGAATGCGTGGTTGGTGCCAGGTGGTGACATGGGTACGTTGGCGTTGAGTGGTGGTCAGAATTACAGCGCAGGTGCTCCGGTTACTGGTCTGGGTGTGACGGCGTTGGGAGGTGCAGCGGGTCCGGTGAATATGATTGAGTCCGGTAATCGTACCGTGACTTGGTCGGATAAGTATTATTCAGATGCGGCTCATGATATTCGTTTGAGAGCTCAGGCCAACGATTATCCGGACGTTCGTGTGTTGATCTCGGATATTCGGACGGCGAACCAGGTTCAGTTGTTCATGGAGCGGAACGCTCGAGGAGGTTCTCGTTATGCTGAGCTGGTCCGGGCCCATTTCGGGGTTGTCTCACCAGACGCCCGGCTTCAGAGGCCGGAGTATCTGGGTGGTGGTCGTACAATGGTCAATATGTCTGCCGTGGCTCAGACGTCGGAGACTACGGGTACGAATTACTTGGGAGAGCAAGCTGCTGTTGCTACCGCTGTTGTTGGATCGCACGGATTCTCAGGTTCGTTTACTGAGCACGGGTGGATCATCGGTCTCGCAAACGTCCGGACAGATTTCGCTGTCCAGCGTGGGGTAAACCGGATGTGGTTCCGGAAGACTGTGTTTGATCACTATTTTCCTGCTTGGGCCCATTTGGCTGAGCAGCCGGTTTGGTCGCGTGAGATTTGGTGCGATGGTAACGCGGGTGATGAAACCGTTTGGGGTTTCCAGGAGCGTTGGGCGGAGTATCGGCAGAAGCCGAATATGATCACCGGGAATTTCCAGTCGTGGCAGGCTGCACCGCTGGATATGTGGCATTTTGCGCCCCACTATGCAGCGCGTCCGGCGTTGAACGCGACGTTTATCAACGATGATCCGCCGCTCGACCGTGCGTTGCAGGTAACGGCGTTCTTGAATCAGGAGGTTTTGATCGATATGGAGTTTAAGCTTCGTTGGGTTCGGCCGCTTCCGATGTTTTCGATTCCAGGTCTCGGCGGCAGGTTCTAATGGCTAGCCGCGAGAAGGATATTTTAAAGAAAGCCGGTGGGGGTGCCCTGGGAGGGCTGTTCGCCGGCGGTGTGCCCGGCGCGCTTATTGGTGGCGCGATCGGGCTAGGTGAGTCTATTTGGAGCGCTCGGAGAGCGGATTCGGCTCACCAGCGGGAGGTTCGTGACCTGCAAAGGGCAGGTCTGAATCCGATTCTGTCTGCTCGTGGAGCTGGTTCGGATGTTGGTGACGTGTCAGGAGCGTCTCGGGGTGTAGGCGCGGGTTTAGCCGTGCAGCGAGCTCGCGCGGAGATCGAGCTCCTCCAGGCTCAGGCGTACTCGGCTCGTTCGTCGGGTCGACAGGCTGCGGTGATGGCAGCGGATATTGAGTCGCAGGCTGCTTCTGGTCGTTATGAGTCTGTGAGGTCCGGCGCCGATCTGGCGGCGTTGTCTGTTCAGGAGAAGCAGACGCAGTTGAAGTTGTTGACGCGTCAGATCGAGGCGGATATCAGGTCTAAGGTAGCGAGTGCAGCTCAGGCGGAAGCTTTGGCGGTGCTTTCTAAGCTGGCGGTGCCAGGTGCGGAGAATACTGCGGAGCTCGAGCTGCAGCTGCGGAAGCTGGCGCCGGGTATTGGTCGTACGGCGCTCCAGTCCCTCATGGAGATTGTAAGGAGTCTCAGACGATGAGTCGAACGGTGAATCCTGGTACTGTGGATGTGAAGGCGCATAGCGAGTTGTACGCGAGCGCCGTTAGTTCGTATTCGTTGACGCAGCAGCATATGGGTGTGGAGATGGATATCAATACCATTCTCCGACGTTTCAACGTTACGGGTGCCGCGCCGTTGGGCGCGAGCTCGCCGGTGTACGGCGATTTTACTGGGATCGAAGATTGGCAGTCTGCAGTTGAGAAGGTTGCGAAGGTTCAGGAGGATTTCATGAAGTTTCCTCCTGACGTGCGTGAGCACTTTGGTAATGATCCGGGCGGTTTGATTGAGTACGCTCGGACGCATACGTATAAGGAGTATTTGGAGTTTGAGGAGGGCCGTCAGGCCCGTATGAAGGCGTTGGAGGCCGAGAAGGCCGAGAAGCTTGCTGTGGTGAATGCGGGGCCTGCTGTGGTGAATGTGGCCCCTGCTGTGGTGAAGGCTGCTCCGTAGGGAGCAGCTGGTCTGCGACCGGTAGGAGCGGCTCGGGGGGCCCCATGTGGGGCCCCCCGTTTGTTTCTCTTTACAGGAGTTTGGCCCTTAGGGCCCGTCGCTCCCTCGGAAAGTCCGGAAGTCTTCGCCGCCGGGGTCTTCTAGTGTTGCGACTGGTTCGGTAATTTCTGTGTGTAGTGGATCGTGCGTCTGCGCGCTTTCGTGCGGGCGCGCGTTTGCTTGTTCGTCGTTAAGTATGTCTAGTCTTGCGTTGCTCAAGGCTTTGAGTATGATTTTGTCCCATTCGTAGAGTTTGCCGTTAGGCAGGGTCTCGTAGTGGAAGTTGGGAGTTTCGCGGAGCAGGTAGTAGGCGAGCAGTTCGATTGCGAGCTGCATGTCCCGTTTGGCGGCCATGGTTTTCTCCTGTTGGAAGGAAGGCGAATGCCGGAGATGGAATATAATGCCGAAAGGCTGTTTGGTCAAGAGTGTCGATTTGACTTACTTGGGGAGCCGTAGGCGACCGGTAGCACACGTTATGTCTTGGTTATAGTGTGCTAGGTGGTCCCGAGGAGGAAGGAGCTTGCGCGAGTAGTCCTCCTGGGTTAGTATGGGCCGAGCGGACCGAACCTTGGAAAGGGAGGTGTTATGCGCAGGCCAGTTAATAAGTATCAGAGTTCTAGGTCGTTTCGTCAGCAGACGAGGAAGGTTGCGTCTCTCAACGTGGCGCGTCCGGGACGCGGCGGATTTCGCCTGTAATGGCGTGCTACGAGCCGGTGAGCGGCTACCGCCACCGGGAGACGATGGAGTTTGTTTTTGGGGAGCGGCGGCCTCTTGCGACGCATGAGAGGCTGTCGCTCCCGTGTGGTAGGTGCATAGGTTGCAAGCTCGAGAGAGCGCGGCAGTGGTCAGTGCGGATATGCCACGAGGCTAGTCTTTATGATTCTAACTTTTTCGTTACCCTCGACTACGACCCGAAGTGTGATGTTTCGCCAGAGGTCACAGGTAATTGGGGGTTACAATATCCCCATTTCCAGAAGTTTATGCGACGGGTGCGTAAGGCCCCGGATGTTCGCGTTAAGGGGGGTCCCCTTCGGTTTTTCGTTGCAGGGGAGTACGGCAGAAAGCACGGGCGGCCTCATTGGCATGCGATCCTTTTCAATCTGGCTCTGCCAGATAAGGTGAGGTTGGCGAATGGAAAGTTTCAGAGCTCTCGGTTGGAGGAGTTGTGGGGACATGGTCATTGTGATGTTGGTTCTGTTAGTGCTGCCAGCGCTGCTTATGTTGCTGGCTATACTCTTGAGAAAGTGAGCGCGTCGGAGTACGTGAGTAAAGAGGGTGAAGTTGTTAGGGCCCCTTTTGTTTGTATGTCGTTGAAGCCGGGGATCGGCGCTGAGTGGTATGCTCGGTACTCGGGCGACGTCTTCCCCCACGATTTTGCTGTTCAGGATGGGAAGAAGTATAAGGTTCCGCGGTACTACTCGAAGAAGTATGAGCATTACTGTCGGCTGCGTAAGTTAACGTATGAGCTTGGCAAGCTTAAGGAGAAGAGAGATTCGCAAGCTCGGGTGCAGCCGATTGAGGAGCAGAGTCCGGAGCGTCGTTTAATTCGTAAGAAGGTAGCTGTGGC